TGCCGGTGTTCTCCTGATGTTTTCCATCCTGTTCATTGTCGCCTGTTGGATCCTCATCCCATGGCTGGCGACATCCACCACGATCCCCCTGCCGCTGCTCCTGCTGCTGATCCTGCCGGTGCTGGTGCTGTTGGTTGACCGGATCCAGCCATAGCCTGTTCCCATGACTTCCTGGACCCGCCTACATACCCGGATGTGGGAGGCAACCTCCCGCCGACTCGGCCGCGTGCCTGTGGTGGCCGGCGCCGTAAGCACAACCGGAATCTTTGATGAGAAGTCCGAGCTCGTGCTCGATGAGCAGGTGGTGAGCGTGGAGAACGCTCTGACCGTCCGCACCAGCGAGCTAGGCCACCTGCGCTACGGAGCCAGTATCACCGTCAATGGCGTGGCTTACCGGGTACGCCACGAGCCGATGCGGATGGCCGATGGCCTGCTCTGCGTGATCTCACTGGAGAAAGCATGACCACCAAACGGGAGCAGATCTTGGCCGCTGTCGCCACCGCCCTGGCATCAACCAGCGGCGCCACGGGCAGGGTGTACCGCTCCAGGCAGGAACCCCTCAGCCGCAACGAATCGCCAGCGGTGGTGATCCAGCCAGGCCCGGAGCCGAAGTCTCCCGAGCCGGTCAGCACCTGCAAGATCGACCACACCCTCACCCTGGTGGTGGCCGTCTACGCCCGGGGCGCAATCCCCGACCAGGTGGCCGATCCGGTGGTGAAGTCCGTTCACAGCCTGCTGATGGCAGACCGCACCCTGGGCGGGCGGGTGATGGACATCTGGCCCCTGGCTCGCGATCCGCAATTCTCTGAGGCCGACTTGGCCGCTGTGTGGGAAGTACTCACCTACCAGGTCCGCTACCGCACCAGCGTCACCGACCTGGGCACTTAGGCGAGCTCCATAGGCTGAGGATGCGGAATCTCAGCCCTGGGTATGCCCCGAACCAAACCTGAGCCAGATCCCCGGCCCACCGATGGCGGCAGCTACCTGCTGTGCCCGGATACCGGCAAGTGGATCGACCAGGAAGCGCCGGCACCCGTGGCACCCGCTCCCATTGCCCCCATCGACGCCCTGAGCGATGACCCTGCTGACTCGTAAGCGGCTGCTCATGGCGGCCGTTGAATCCACCTATGGCACTGCCGCCACCTTCGCCGGCACCGATGCCCTGCTGGTGAGCAACCTCGATATCACCCCGCTGGACGTGTCCCTGCTCGACCGCGAGCTGGTGCTGCCGTTCTTCGGCAACCGCGAGAGGGTGGTCAGCCAGCGGATGGGCTCGGTGACCTTCGACGTTGAGATCGCCGGATCCGGCACTGCCGGTACCGCACCCCGCTGGGGCCGCTGCCTGAGGGCCTGCGGGTTTGGCGAGACGGTGGTAGGAGCCAGCCCCGGCCCGGCCAGTGTCACCTACGCTCCGGCCAGCAGCAGCATCGTCGGACTGTCGCTCGACTTCAACGCCGACGGCAACCGCCACCTGCTCACCGGCTGCCGCGGCACCGCCACCCTGAACCTGGCGGTGGGCGAGATCCCTCGAATCAGCTTTGAGTTCATGGGGATCTACAACGCCGTGACCGCTGCAGCAGCGACGGCGCCCACCTTCGCCAACCAGGCCGCTCCGGTGGTGGTGAACTCCACCAACACCACCGGAGTGACGGCGTTCAGCTTCAGCGCCTGCATGGAGAGTTTCTCCCTGGCGCTGAACAACGAGACCCCGTTCCGGCAGCTGGCCGGCTGCAGCCAGAGCATCCCGATCGTCGATCGGGCCCCCAGCGGTGAGCTGGTGATCGAGTCCCCGATTGTTGGCAGCAGCTCCGGCCAAAAGGATTTCTTCGCCGCAGTGTCGGCGCAGACCCTTGGCGCGATCGGCTGGCAGCACGGCCAGACCGCTGGGAACATTGTCACCTTCAACGCCCCCACCTGCAATCTGGACGGCCCCAGCTATGCCGATTCCGATGGCGTGATGATGCTCAACCTGCCATTCATGCCGGTGCCCACCAGCGCAGGCAACGACGAGTTCACCCTGGTGCTCACCTGATCCAGGGCACTGTTCACCACTCACAGCTAACCCATGGCATTCGTTCTCAAGCAGTCGGCCAGCTACACCTGGCCGGTGCCCCTGCTCATCCCGGTCGATGGCGGCCGGCGGGAGAAACATTCCTTCGATGCTGAGTTCAAGCGGCTGCCGCAGAGCCGGATCAACGAGATCATCAAGCTGGCTCGGGCCCTTGAGCTCGGCCGCGCCGATGAGGAATCACTGGACGACAAGACCGCCGCGAAGGAGATCCTGATCGGCTGGGCCGGCATCACCGACGACAGCGGCAAGGATGTGCCATTCAGTGAGGCTGCACTGGATCAGCTGCTGGAGATCCCCACCATCGCAGGCCAGATCATCCGCGCCTGGTTCAACTCCATGGAGGTGGCCAAGAAGGGAAACTGACGGGCGCTGTCGATCACTGGTGGCACGGTGATGGCGGCGCCAATGATGACCTGCTGGCAGACCTGAAGGCCTACGGAGCTGATGCCAGTTGCCTGCCGGAGAGTGTCCTACAGCCCAAGACATTTGAGGTGTGGCCTGAGCATGAAGACGCTGTGATGCTGTTCCTGCAGTGCCAGACCCAGTGGCGTGTTGGCGGCTCCGGCGTGGTGGGCCTCGACTATGGCGTCGTTCTACAGATGATGGATCTTTACGCTGTGGGTAACCGGCGCCAGGCTCTGGAGGATCTGCAGATCATGGAGAGCCGCGCCAAGGAACTGATCAACAAGGCGGCTGAGCCGAAGCAGCCGAAGAAGGGAGGGAAGCGGTAATGGCGATGAACATGGAAGCGGTCCTGAGGATCGCGGCGAAGACGGTAGGACTGGAAGAGATCACCAAGCTGGAGAAGGCGATCGGTGGGGCGGAGAAGGCGGCCAGCAGCGCCAAAACATCCTTCGCCGCAGTTGTGAACTCAGCCACCTGGCAGGCCGCCGCAGCTGGCGCCGCAGGCATCGGCGTTGCGCTGGGCACCAGCGTTCGGGCTGCGATTGATTTTGAGAGCGCCATGGCCGACGTGCGCAAGGTGGTGCCCGGCCTGGAGTCAGCCGAGGGCCTGAAGGAAATGAAGCAGGAGATCATCGGCCTGAGCAAAGAGCTGCCGGTGAGCGCCGAGGGGTTGGCCGCGATCATGGCCGCAGCCGGTCAGTCAGGCATCCCCCGTGAGGAGCTGGCGGAGTTCACCAGGCAGGCGGCACAGATGGGAGTGGCCTTTGACATCACGGCAGATGAGGCCGGCACGGCAATGGCCAAACTGCGCACCAGCCTGGGGCTGAGCCAGCCGGAGGTGGTGGACCTGGCCGACGCCATGAACTTCCTCAGCAACAACATGGCCAGCTCGGCCGCTGAGGTGAGCAACTTCATGCTGCGGGCTGGCGCGGTGGGCAAGCAAGTGGCGATGACCACCGAGCAGACCGCCGCACTGGGCTCCGCAATGATCGCGGCCGGTGCTGAACCTGAAGTGGCAGCCACCAGCTTCCGCAACCTAATCAAGGCGCTCACCAAGGGCGAATCCGCCACGGCGAAACAGGCGGCAGCGTTCAAGACGCTGGGCCTGGATGTGAACCAAGTGGCCAAAGACATGCAGACCGATGCAGTCGGAACGATCCGCGATGTGTTCCAGCGCATTTCGCAGATGCCCGCTGAAATGCGGGTGTCCACAATCAGCGAGGTGTTCGGTGATGAGGCGCGAGCGATAACACCCCTGATCACCAACATGCAGCTGTTTGATCAGGCAATCGGACTGGTTGGCGACAAGAGCCAATACGCCGGATCGATGCTGGCCGAGTTTGAGGCAAGGGCTGGCACATCGGCCAACAATTTCCAGCTGCTGCAGAACAACATCAAGGCGCTCCAGATCGCCATTGGCGAGGGCCTTCTGCCTGCTCTGAATCTGATGCTCGGCACCTTGGCGCCAGTGCTGTCCGTCGTGGCGGATCTCGCCGGGCGGTTCCCGCTGCTGACTGCCGTAGTGGTGAGCCTCACCGCTGCGCTGGCTGGACTGGTGATCCTGGCGCCAGCAATCGTGTCCTTTATCAGCCTGCTCAGCGGCCTAGCTGCAGCGCTTGGCGTCTCATCTCTGGCCGTGGGCTGGGCGGGACTGCAGACCGTGGTGATCGTGGCAGTGGGCGCCATGAAGGGCGCCCTGATGGGATTCCTAGGATGGGTCGCGAGCACCCTGCTGCCCGGCCTACTGGCATTCTTCACCGGCCCCGTTGGCTGGACCGTGCTGGCCATCGCCGCCGTGGTGGCCATGGCAATCGCGTTCCGCAAACCGATCATGGAGTTCCTCGGCTGGCTCGCCGGCAAGCTGGCGGAGGGCGCCAAGATCATCGGCGCATGGGCACTGCAGATCCCACAGTTCATGGTCAGCGCTTGGACCGCAGCGCGGGACGCCATCCGTTCGTTCTTCGCATGGTTCGCAGGTGCCTTGGTTGACGGCATCAAGGTGCTCTGGGATCTGGGCGAGCCGATCCGTGAGTTCTGGGTCGGCGCATGGGATGCAGTGAAAGAGGTGGTAACCGGATTCTTCGCCTGGCTGGGGCCCGCCATTGGCCAGGGTCTACAGGCGCTGTGGCAGTGGGGTGAGCCCATCCGTGAATTCTGGGCTGGCGTCTGGGATGGATTGAGGGGTGCGGTGACTGCCTACTTCGGCTTCGTGCGCACCGCCTTTGATGTAGGCCTCAAGGTCGCCTGGGCTGTGGTTGACACCTTGCTGATCCGGCCATGGATGGCGCTGTGGGAAATCCTAATTCGGCGGCCGGCGTCGGCAGCGGTTGACTGGCTGCGCTCCAACGTGTTCCAGCCGCTGACCCAGTCGTTCGGCGAGCTGGTGGTGAAACCGATTCAAGCCGGTTGGGCCGCCTTGGTGCAGGCGCTGCCCCGTCTGCTCAGCGCTGCTGCGGGCCTGCTGCGCACCAGCTGGGACGCGATCACGGACAGTTTCAGTACCTACGTCGTGGCACCGATTCAGCGGGCGTGGACCGCCCTGGCCCAGGGGTTGGATGCGGCCATCCGGTCGGTGGTGCAGCTGATCAACTCGGCGTGGAACTCGCTGGCCCAGGCGTTCAATACCTACCTGGTTGGGCCCGTGAGCAACGCATGGGTGGCGCTGATGAACTCGATCGGCGATCTGATGGTTGGCGCAAGCAACGCGATCGTTGGCGCATGGAACAGCCTGGGGCAGGGGTTCAGGCAGTACGTCGCTGAACCGATCGCCAGCGCATGGCAAACCGTGATCGAGTTCATGCCCCGCGCCATGCGCAGCGTGGCCGATTTCGTGCAGGGGATCTGGACTGGAATGATCGAGAGCATCCAGAGCGCGGTGCGCGGGATGCTGCAGTACGTCGCCAGCCGGATCAACACCGTGGCGGGGCTGATCAACCGGTTAATCAAGGCGTTCAATGCACTGCCCGGCTCTGACATTCCGCTGATCCCCACCATCACTGTTCCCGCCTTCGCCGAAGGCGGCATCGTCAGCCGCCCCACACTGGCCATGGTGGGCGAGGGCGGGGA